AGGCGGAGGCTCTACAGGAGGCTGTACCGGTGGCTCTACAGGATCATCAAAGGGGTCTTCATCAAAAGGATCAATAACACTAAAATCTATAGGAGGTGTTTCGTCTAAAGGTGGCTCTGTAGGATCGTAAGGGCGCTCCGTATCCGTACCTTCTGACGGAACATTAGGTGTTTGACCTCTAGCACTGCCAATACTAATCCCTGCTCCTTCTTCATAAACACGACCAGTTGCATTGTAATCGTCTATTGTTATCTGATCAGGATCGTAAGTAGTCCATACATTAGTATCAGGATTTAAAGGATTAGGCCCTCTATTTGTCCAAACAACCCCTCTTTCATCAGTAAAAACAGCTCCGATTTCGTTAGGGTCTCCAGCATCTTGAGGAGGCTCTGGAGTAGGCGTAGGCTCTGGAGTAGGCGTAGGTGCTGGAGCAGGTGCTGAAGCTTCTTCATCTTCTTTAGGTAGTTCGTACTGAATAGGCTCTACATCGTACTCAAACTCAAGCTCCTCTTCTGGTCGAGGAGTCTCGGGGGTAACGCCTGTTATGTAAACATCTTCACCTATAGTAGTAAAAATAGGAGCTTCTTTACTTCTTACATTACCAACACGACCCAACAAATATTCCATCATGTCGCCAGATGTATCGTCATAAGACCTACCGTTAATGCGTATTGCACTATCGCTATCTCTATCTCTTAACAAGTTGCCAACAATAGCGTCTACAACTTCATCTGTTAGTTCTAAACCTTCTAGCCCTGTTGAAGCGGCAAAAGGATTTACACCCAAGTCAACAAACTCTTCTTGGATGGGAGGTCGAACCATAAGAGGTCTAGTTGCTCTTGCCATTATCGTTCTCTCTGTACGTTCTTAGTCTTTTCCACTGTACGCATAGCGCCTAGTCCTAACATGCCCATCAGTACACTAGTAAGTAATGAGCTATCAACAGGCGGTACAGTAAACCAGATGCTTAGTATTGGAGCTAGGATGGTAGAATAGAATAGAGCTAGTCCACATATCCAT